GACATAGTGTCGTATAGTTCTCTATTTGGCTGTGAGTGCAACTCGTCAAATGCCACAAATGTAGAGTTCAGACCTTCTTTCGTGAACGCTTCTGACGATAGGGCTCTGTAAACTGTACCTGTTCCTGGATTATAGATAACATCTCTATATGTTTGTAGCACTGCTGCTAACTCTGGTTCAAGTTCAATCATTCTCTTTACCGTTTTAAAAATAATCTTAGCCTGGTCTTTATCTGCAGCACAAGAATAAATCTGACCACCGTTTACGCCAAGCAATAACTGCTCTAGCACCAGAGTAGATAGAAGTGCAGACTTGCCTGCTTTACGAGGAATCCCAATCAAAGCACGGCGATGTTTTAGAAGGCCATCTTCATTTTCTGCATACAAATTGATAAGCAGTTCTTTCTGCCAGTCACGCAAGACTAGTTTCTCGCCAACATTACCAGCGATAGAGTCTTCAGTAATACGGCATAATGTCTCAGCAAAATCAATAACATCATATCCACGGCTATTAGCCTTCTCAATATGTGAGACAGGAGATAAAAATGTAGGAGGCCAATGTTCTATTTTGTTCTCCATGATTAACCCTTAAATGCTAACGAGAGCCTATCCTTGTCAAAATCAATTTCTATGACTTCTACCTGTACATCATGGCCAATAGTAAATTGCTCAGGAGTCCATTTGCCCATCTTAGATTTATGGATCAAACCAGAAAGCAAGCCAAGAGAAACAAATACTCCAAAGTTATTAATACCTGAAACTCTGCCTGTATATGCCTGGCCAATTTGTAGTTGGCTAAATTGAATCATCTTATCTTCTTTTTGCTCTTGCTCAATAAGGGCTTTTTTAGAAATTACGATATTGCCTTTGGCTCTATCAAATTGAATAATCTTAGCCTCTACTGTTTGTCCAACATAACGAGTAAAGTCTTCTGCTTTATCAATGAAAGATTGAGATGATGGCAAGAATGCTCTTAGGCCAATATCTACTATAAAGCCACCCTTGACAATTTTAGTAATTTTGCCAGAAACAAATTTATCATCAGAGTTCCAAATATTCTCAATCTCATTCCAGAGAGATTCTACTTCTGCTTCCTTCATGGAAAGAATGTACTGGCCTTCTTGGTCAATACTCAAAATAGTAGCATCAATAGAATCACCAATTGAGACTACCTCATGAATATCACTTATGTGTCTTGCAGATACTTCCCTTTTTGGAATAAAGCCCTCAGTCTTAGATCCAATATCTAAAAGGACTCCTTCACGATCAATCTGAACTACTATGCCTTTGACCATATCTCCAATATTATAACTCTTCATGGATTCGTCAATGGCTTTTAGAAAGTCTTCTAAACTGCCTATGTCGTTAATTGCTATTTGGTTCATACATTGCCCCTTGGTTTATGTCGTCTTCTTCAAATATGATTTTAGCACGATTCTGTCTTTTCTCTAATAATTTATCAATGGATGTTGCAACTCGTACCTCTGCAACTCCTAAACGAGATCTTGAAACTGGATCAAAGCCCAGAGAGGTCAAAGAATCTGTATAGGCTTTATTAATTGCCACATATGCTTTAGCATCTGCAGGCTCTGTAGAGACCATATATCTTTCTCTTGCTGCTTCATTGGCATCAGCCAAGTGGCAAGAATTCTTAATTGCCTCAATATCACTAACAGGACTAAGCCAAGTTATAGCGATTCCCCAAGCACGATTCCATAAATCTAATCCAGACTGATTGAGATTTTCTGGTGGTGTTGGTATTTCCTTGGCCATTGGCAAATGACTAATTGTATTTAAATCAGGCAAAGGTCTTCCACCAGGGTTGCCCATGAGCCTTTTTATTTCATTAGGCTTAGGTGGCCTTCCTGCGATTGGTTGTGACATTAGTTATATTTTTCCTTTTCTACTAATTCCTTTTTGCAACATGGTTGACACTTTTGGGCCAAATGTCCAAAACTGATAATATCGCTATATTATACAGAAAGGGGCAGCCAGGGTAAACAAAGATTATTCACGCTCAACTTTTGACCCATACCCAGGTTCTGCCAGGGATGGGGGCGAGGGTGGTTGCCTATTTGTTATTAATTGTGTTATTTATTTAGTTAATTAGTGTAACATTAACCTTTAGAACTATTGCACTTTCTACATAGCACAGAAATGTTATCTAAGGTGTTCAATCCACCGTTTGCAATAGATAAAATGTGATCTGCCGTGAGGTCTTTATTTGTTCCACATCTGGTGCACCAAGGCTGCATCTGTCTTGCTAATCGTGACATTTTCTGCCATTCGTAATCATATTTATTATGTCTTCTTCTTGGGTTTCTCGCCTGTTGAAGTCTGGCACAAGAAGCACACCTGGAATCTCTAACCAGTATGCCACACCCTGAACAAGGACGATTGAATTTCATTTGTCAAACCTCTGTGCTAGTTAATCTAATTCTTCATTGAGGCTATTGCATTCTTCACACTCATGGTCAATATCATTATCATAGTTATCATACTTGACTAGACTACCCAGGTGGTGGTCAAACAGGGTAAGGGCAGTGGCTGCTCCTCTATTAAGTAATGTATCTATAGCATCAAATGATAATCTCTCATCTGTATCTAACTTTACATTTACTGGACCTACACTCATAGACATATTAAACATGTGTATTCCTTATACTGTTGATTGGTATCTCTTTAGATCCCGTCAAACTTTTGGGGTCAGCAAATACTGTTGCCTCCATTATACAGGATATTCTAAATATTGTCAAAGTAAACTCCTTGCCTTGGCAATAGCAGAGATATCGTACAGACCATTCTTTACTGGTATGTTGTGATCTTTAACTATCTTATTAAGTTGTACCTTAGTTATATTCATCCATAGACAGATGGCATCTATATCTAACCAGAAGGTTCTATTAGGATTATTCATAGCCAAGGCTAATAGTCTATACAATGTCCATGATGTACGACACTTATGGCATGTAACACCAGCCAATAGATTCTCTATATCAATAACTATATGAGCCTTACACTCATCAGTAGGACATGGGATTCGTCTTGGTTGTTCTATGAATCTCTTATTACAGGCTAGTCCTTTACTATGGAGTTCCTTTATCTGTCCCGCAAAATCCTCCAACCAATCCTGTTGGACTGTCCATTCAAGATGGGCTAGGTGGAATGAGACTGTTGCAGCAACCTCTTTCTCCACTGTTGCTTCTCTCTTCAGTAAGGCTGGAGGAGTAAGGGATCTTGCTCTACGGATAAGGGCTTCATACTTATGCAGTAGCCCCAGAAGTTCCTTACCCATAGAATAATCTAACGCATTGACATTGAATCCAATTGATCTCTCTGTGCTTGGTGATCCTGACCCTGATCTGCCTGGTGAAACAAACGATGCTGCACCCTGCTGTAACTCAGGTAGTTCAGTCAATGCAAACTTCAATGATGAGTAGCACTTCTTACATATCTGTCCTGACTCTACATTGTATTTACATATAGCACAGTTCATGATTACCCCTTTGGCTTCTCTAACTGATTGAACAAATCTTCTACATTGTCCACATCTTTAAACTCTTTTGCAACTATATATTCTTCACTCTTGTTACTGATAAAGTTCATTCTTTGCAAATGCTTTTCCTTATTCATTGGCATTAGTAGTAGTGGAATAAACACTAACCATCCAAAGAAGTATGCTGCTAGTGTCCATCTAAAGACACCTCTACCTGCATTGAATGCAATTATTGCTGCTACAAACATCCATAAATACTGCATCATTTCTTATTCTCCCATTCTTCTGTTTCAACCCAGCCTATCTGGAGTTGTTCCTTGCCACATACGATACATACTTCTTCATCCTTGGTTGCTGTGTTGCATCCCTTGCAGAAGTATATCTTGTATATCATTCCTCAATGCCTTCTAACTCTTTTAACTTCCATGTTGGGATTGACTTGCCAAATGCTTGATAATGTATATAAGCATAAGCCTCGTTCATCCTTTGCTGGATTTCCTCTTCTGTGTACTCTTTAATAGTATACATATGTTTGTCTCTCTTCTTGTCTACTTCTTGTTCTGCCCTTTTATTTCGCTGCCATTGCTTCATGTACTTAATCTTGCATTCTCTACACTCTGTGTGTAGCCTAGCCTTGTTCTTTTGCTGAGGACCAAAGAACTCTTCAGTTAATGGCTTCTCAATCTTGCATTTAGAACAAACTCTAGACTCTTGCATGTTACCAGTCCTGTTGGCCTGGCTGTTCAGCCACAGGTTCTGGCTTATAGATTGCATAGAACTTCTGAAGTCTATTTGTTACAAACTGAGTAAACTCATAGTCTGCATCAGAGTCGTATGCTGATCTGTCAGAGTTAGGGATCATTTGGATTCCTGTCTCTAGAAATATACTAACGAACTTTAGTTCATATTCTGTTATTGGCGACATTACTTTTCCTCTTCCTGTAGCATATTGCTTATCTTGGCTAATTCATATAGTTTCTTAAGTGCTAACTTATATTCTTCATCAGAATTATAGTCAGACCTTGATGAACTTGGAAGAATTGTTCCTTCTGGAAACAAATCTACTACAAGTTGTTCTTGTCTTGGTGTTAGTTCTGTCATTTCTTTTCCTTCTTCTCTCGTCTAATTAGTTTATGATAGCAGCACTTGCATAATGTACGGGCATAGTGTGGCTTATCACATTGTGTTGTTGAGCATTTCTTCTTGTTAGTGTTCCATGTCTTCTTTGCTGAGGCATTGCGACATGCCTTGCAATAGTAGTCATAACCATCATCGTTAGGACGATAAGCAGTCATCTTGTAGAAAACACTTATATCTTTTACTTCTTTGCATCTGACACATGTCTTAGTCATTATGATTCATACCTATCAGAGTTGATGTATTCTTCGTATGTCATTGTGTACTTAGATCTATTGCACTTTGAGTGGCATGGTCTAACATTACTAAGAGTGTTTGACCCACCTCTAGATGTTGGTGTCATGTGATCAGGCCAGAAAGAATAATCTGAGCCTATTCCTCTTTTAGGTGCATCAAAGTCTATTGGCTTATTACATAGATAACAATCAGTTCCATATGTATCTAGAAGTTGCTTCTCTGTCCAGTCTTCATGAACTACTCCTCGTTTACGGGCTACAATCTTTCTGGTTGCTTGTCTATAGATATGACCGTTTCTTTGTTGCTCAGCCTTCTTCATTGCTCGTCTATCTTCTGGTGTCATGTTATCTAAATAGGCTAATTGTGACTTACGAGTACATTTTATACAATTAGATCTTAGTCCTGACTTTACATTCTTTTGCTCATAAAAGTATTCTACTGTTGAAGGATACTCTACCTTACACTCTTTACATGTTTTCATTATGCATTCACCATCCCGTATTCCATCAGATATTCTCCAACGGTCATGATGCTCTTGTACTCATTGCAATCTAGGCAAACCATGGTCTTGCTGTAATCTATTCTCTCTGCAATTATTGTTTCGCAAAAACAGCAGATGGCTGCGTTCATATTTTCTGTATTCATATTTATTTCCCATTCTACTAAGTATTTAGGAGCATCTCTGCTGCTATATAATAAGTATACCATCCCATTATGAAGATTGTCAAAGAAATAGCCCTTTTTGAGATATCGTTACCAAATCGTTATAATTGATACCAACCAGCGTCCCATAAGGTTAATAGTCTATTAAAGTATCTATCATATTTATATCTAATAACATCAGTAGAGTAATGCATATAGGTATTAGTTGCTATTTCTCTATGGTTGAGGTTCTTTACCTGTTCCGTCGCTTTTACGAACTCAGCCAGAGTGTTGCATCTAAAGCCATTGAAGCCATTCTGAACGGTTTCTGTGAAGATACCTAAGTCAGTTGTTATAACTGGTGTTCCTGTCGCCATAGCCTGTATGTGGCTGTTACAGAAGGGCTCATGGTAAAGGGTAGGACTAAAGGCAGCAATTGCTCCTCCAAGGAGTTTGGCTCTATCTGCTGCTCCTACTTCTCCAATGTATTCTCCGTATGGTGGAATGTATGATCCTGATCCTGCCATAATTAATTTAACCCCTGCTTTTTCACAGGCCTGGCTTGCTATGTCTACACCTTTACGCTGAGTCATTCTTCCAAAGTATAAGTAATAATCTTCTTTCTCTAACTGCCAAGGAAATTGATTTACATCATAGTATCCATTAACAACGCCATCATAGAAATTAATATCTACATCTGCTGCATTGCGATGTTGAGCATAAACTGCTGATCTCCATGTGTTAGACTCAAAGACTCTATACTTAGCAAAGGTACCTGAATAACCTATGCCCCATTCTACTGACATGTGGTCAGGGAAGGCATCTGCTACAGGCTTTTGTGCAAGACCACCAATTAGACAAATAAAGTCTTTTTGTTGAATGTGTCTTGCAATGACATTGATTGCATTGCGATTAAATTCTTTCCAATGTGGAAGGGTATTATCAAAAGATGCTGATGTGTAGTGATTATTACCTACAGCAGCCAATCTTAAATCCTCTGGAAGGCACGGAATAAAGTCAGTGACATTCGCATCTGTTCTATCACCAGAAGCATATAGAAATACCTCATGACCAAGAGAAGTCATCATGTTGCAAAATCCATACACCTTCTCAGTGTAAGCACAGGAAAAGAATTCTTTAGTTACTTGCGTATGAGGCAAGGCAACGACATGAAATCTCACTTGCAGCAACCATCCTCACATTCACACTCAGTCATGGTATCAATAAGAAAATCTAACTGCTCTAATGCATTGATCAGAGAAATCTTGATGCCAATTAGTTCATCAATTTCGTATTGATTATTATCTTGGTTTGTTGTTAGTTCCATTGTTTTGCCCCATTTCGTTGATTATCTTGTCAAGTCTTTCTATTGCTGCATTTAATGCATCTATTGATTCTTGTATCTTATGTTCAGGAGTAAATTGTTCTCTCATATAATCTGAACGAAGTCCGTCTAAACTTATTCCACCCATAGTGTTTCCCCTTTTCTTATAATGTTTTTCATTCCTTAAATTAAAAAAATGTCTTCTAGGTAAGTGTACCATCTTTGTCTTCTTTCTGCTTTGTATAAAAATAAACTAACCAGCCAAGAGATATGGCTAGTATTAAATTATTTGTTACCAAATTAGTAACGCCTGCCGTTATTATGCCCTTAAATACATTATCCATAATTACCACAACTTACATTCTTTTGGTAAATGCATTTTTACACTTGTTTCAGAATGGATCAATATCTTCTGACCCTTTTTAATTCTTCTTGTACAAGCATCACATTTAATATCTTCTATAGTATTTACAATAGTTTTCCAAGCACTATTAGTATTACTACTATCTATATAACTTTTATCCTTTTTGAGAGGACTTCTTTCATCTATCCAATTAATTCTACTTCCCATTTTCTTTTCCTTTCATCATCTGCCCATGGCGGATTTTAACATATGGAACTAAATCTTTTTACTAAAGACAGGGCTTCGCCCTTTGTACTGCTTCGTAATTCAGCACTCTTCGTGAGAATTCAACGAGACTCAAGCACCTGCCCGTAGTCCCTCCAGAACCAACATTGATGCGATCTCTAAACGCTCTGAAGTAATCCTATAGTAGCACATGTATTTAATAAAAGTCAAATAAGCAGAAGAAGGGCCCTACAAAGAGAATGGGATTAAACTCTGTAAGGCCCTTCAGGTTCTATGGAAATCACGGAGGTGAACTTCATAGAATACTATTGTAGCAGGTGATATAAGTGTCTGTCAATCTAGTTGATTTTTTACTTTATTACCGTCTTCATCACGGTCATAAATTCTTTTTATTTCTTCTTGTGTAGTCTCTTCTGTCATTTTAGTACCAGCCTTTCGTCTGAAAATGTTTCCAGGCTCCACATGGATGTGAATGCCTTCTTGAAATATAAGATAGCGTAGCAACCAATTGGGATACTGCACTATCTGATTTCTTCATTCCTAGACTGCTTGCTGTGCTGTCTAAGAGTTGTCCAATTCCACTGGCTGTAGAAGTTGGGTTCTGTGCCT